AGACAAATAAAAAACTATGGCAGTAACTAAAGAAATCGTCCTCGAAGTAGGAATCAAGGACTCAACCGCACAAGGCACGACGAGTGCGAAGCAGCGTCTGCGTGAACTCCAAAAGACGCTCATTGATATGTCTTTGGCCGGGCAAGAAGGCACGAAGGCGTTCAAGCAAATGGAGGCCGAGGCAGGGAAACTGAAAGACCAAATTGGGGACACAAGCCAGCGAATCAAAAACCTCGCATCGGACACACGCAACATCGACACCTTCGTCGCTGGAATCCAAGGAATCACCGCTGGCTTCCAAATCGCACAGGGTGCAGCAGCGTTGTTCGGGTCCGAGAACGAGGACTTGCAGAAGGCGTTGTTGAAGGTCCAAGGGGCCATGGCTCTCGCAAACGGAGTGCAACAGGTCGCCAATCTGCTCAACAAGGACTCCATCCTGATAACCCAAGGGCAGGCAGCAGCACAGGCACTCTATGCAACGGCAGTCGGTGCGAGTACGGGGGCGATGAAAGCGTTTAGAATCGCCCTCCTTGCAACGGGTATCGGTGCAGCCATCGCAGCGGTAGGGCTATTGATAGCCAAGTGGGATGAACTGACGGCAGCGGTCCGCAGGTTCCTGAACCTACCCGACCCAGCCATCGCAGCGAAAGCAAGGGAGCAGGCGTTGTTGCGTGAAGAAGCAGCCCTATCCAATTACCGGGATGCATACGAAGCCCACACGAACGCCCAAATCGCAGCAGACCAAAAGAGGGAGGCACAGGTCAAAGAACGCCAACGCAAGGAAGCAGAGGCCACCCAAAAGCGTTTGGAGCGACTAAGGGAAGAAAACAACGCCATCATCAAGTTCGTGGAGGACTTGAACCTGCAACTCTACGAAATGGAGTTGGATAGGTTAAGCCAACAGGAGCAACTGCAAATCAAAGCCATGCAGTCCGAAGCACAAAGGCGGATGCAGGTGGACACGGCTGACGCAAAGTCCAAGATGGGCCAAGCCCAGCGTGAAGAGGACCTTGCTGGATTGCGTGAAAAATACATCGGTCAATCTTTTGGGGTCATTAACGACATCATCATCGCATCGGCTGGAAAGAGCGAGGCAGCACAAAAGAGGGCTTTCAATGTTTCAAAGGCTGCTGCTATTGCCCAAGCCATCGTTAACACCTATTTAGCCGTAACATCTGCGCTCTCTACGGATTCAACAAAGTTGGTATTCCCCGGGCAGCGTTATGTCGAGGCAGGTCTTGCCCTTGCTGCTGGTCTTGCAAACGTCGCCAAGATTAAGGCCCAACAATTCCAAGGCGGTGCAGGTGCAGGCTCTCCCGGTGCAGACGTAACGGGTGCAGGAGCAAGCGCAGCACCACCGCCCATCTTTGCGAACCCACAAACGACCAACCTCGGCACGGGCGAACTCTCGGCAGGCCAAGGCCAAGGCTCATCGCCAATGCGAGCCTATGTGGTCGAGAGGGACATCACCCAAAGCACTCGGAGGGTTCGGAGGTTGGAGGAATTTGCAACTCTTGGAGCCTAAACACATTTACCTGCATGGAACTACCCATTTACAGGATGACCGTGGACGAGGTGGATGAAGGGGTCCAATTCGTGGCCCTGACCGATATGCCAGCCATCGAACGGCCATTCCAAGCCTTCAGCAAAGCCAAGCAGAAGTTCACCGAAACAGGCGAACGGAGAGTGCTGACCGGGCCGTTAATGCTTGCAGACACGCCCATCTTTCGGAAGGACGAAACCTACGGCGAATATTATGTCATCTTTGACAAAGCGACCATCCGCAAAATCGTGCAGAAGTACTTCAAGCAAGGCAACCAGCACAACGTCAATGCTTACCACAATGCCGAACTGGATGGCGTGTTCATGTTCGAGTCCTACATCACCGACTCCGAGCGTGGCGTGATGCCTCCCAAAGGCTACGAGGACACCCCCGACGGCTCTTGGTTCGGGTCCTTCAAGGTCGAGAACGACGAAGTGTGGGACAACCGCAACCTGTTCAGGGGTTTCTCCGTTGAGGGCCTCTTCGGGATGGATAAGACCGAATCCGAACTGGAGGTCGCACTCGCTGGCCTCGCTGACGAATTAACCGCTTTTTTGCAACAATTAACCCCCACCTACAAATCCCACTAACTATGAACCTGAAAAACGCAATCGAATCCCTGCGAAGTGAACTTCGTAAATTCAGCACCCAAAAGCAGTCCTTCGCTGACTACAAGTTGACCGATGGCACGGTTGTCCGTGTGGATGGCGACCTCGTTGCTGGTACTGCCGTTTACGTTGTAGCCGAGGACGGCACTCTCCCTGCACCCGATGGCGAACACGAGGTCGAGGGAGTCGGAACAATCAAGACCAAAGGAGGCAAGATCGTCGAGGTCATCGCTGCCGAAGTAGCAACCCCCGAAATCGAAGCCTTGCCCGTTGCTGCTGAAATTACTCCCGAAGTGGCCGTTGAGGTTACCGAGGAAATCAAGGAAGCCTATCCTGCTATGACCCCGGAAGTTGTGGAGGCTATCGTCGCCAAGCACCTCGGAGCCATCATGGACGAACTCAAAGCAGCATACGCTGAAATGGGCAAGATGAAGGAGAAAATGTCTGCATTCGCATCGCAGGTTGAAACCATGGCCGATATCGTCGAGAAGGTTTCCGAACTCCCAACCGAAGCCCCAAAAGCAAGCGGTTCAGCAATCGTCGAGCAACGCAAGGCTCAAGCCTCGCAGAACTTCAATGCTCTCGCACAAGCACTTCAATCACTCAAAAAAAACTAACCCCCTAAACCCCCATTAACAATGGCATATTCGTTCACAGGATTAACCTCCTACACCGACCAAGAGAGGCTTCCTCTCATCACCAAGGCCGTGTTCTCGGCCCGTTCAGCGTCTTTGTTCACCAAGCAGGTGGGCATCAAGTTCGCTGCTGCTCTCAACCTCATGGACACCGATGCTTTGATTCAAAGCGGTGATACCTGCGGTTACGAAACTTCCGGCACGACTGCCTTCACCCAGCGGAATATCACCGTTGGACGCATGAAGGTGCAGGAAACCCTTTGCCCACGTGCTTTGGAACAATACTGGATGCAGACCCAGTTGACCGCTGGTTCTACCTACGATGGCGTTCCTTTCGAGCAGGCATTCAGCGAGCAGAAGGCACTTCGTATCGCAGAGGCTTTGGAGAACGCAATTTGGAAGGGTAACGCTTACTTCAGCGGTGTTAACCAACTCTTGAACGCTGCATCGGGTTCAACCATTAGCGGTAACACAGGAGCGGTTTCTGCGTCCGTTGGTATCACTACAAACAACGCAATCGCCATCTTCGACGGCATCTACAACCAAATTCCACAGGCCATCCTTACTCGGAACGACCTCGTAATCTTCTGTGGTTGGGACAACTTCCGTACGTTGCTTGGTGCTTTCAAAGCCTCCACGGCAGTTATGTACAACCAAGTTGACTTGGCTGGCCTTGCTGACGGGGACATCATGTATCCCGGCACAAACGTCCGTGTCATCGCAGTCCCCGGCTTGACTGGCACGAACCGCATCGTTTCTTCTTACCTCGGCAACTTCTTCTACGGAACCGACTTGTTGAGTGATGAGGAGCAGTTCTCAATCTGGTTCTCCAAAGACAACGATCAGGTACGTTTCCAAGCCAGTTTCAAATGCGGCGTGCAACTGGCGTGGCCAGACTTGGTCGTTGACTTCCGCTTGACCTAATGTGTAGGGGGGAGGGAAACCTCCCCTCACTTTTTTGTTCTCTTGAAACTTAAAACCAAAACACACATATGTCCTGCTCCCTAACAACTGGCTACGCCCTCGGCTGCCGTGATTCCGTAGGTGGAATCAAAACAATTTACGTCCAAGGCTGGAATGCTACGGGAACCGTTAACACCAATGGCTCCGGTACTGTTACAGGCTTCACGGGTTTCTCTTCGGGTTTCTACGAGTACGACTTGACCAAGGCTACGTCATCCTTGACCGAAACCTTAAACGCAAGCATCGAGAACGGCTCGATTTACTACACCCCTGAGGTTACCTTTACCATCAACAAACTGCAAGTTGCAGTCCGCAACGAACTCCGCCTGCTTGCTCGCAACCGCTTGCTGGTCATCGTCCAAGACAACAACAATCGATACTGGGTGTTGGGTGCTGCGAACGGCCTTGAGGCAACTGCTGGAACTGCTGGCAGTGGTACTGCATTCGGAGATAGAAGTGGCTACGAAATGACGCTGACAGGGATGGAACCCGACCCAATGCTTTTGATTGTGTCAACAACTTTTACACCGTTGGCCACACAAATCACGGGTTCGTAGTATCTTCGCATCAGGTTTTCATCATCTGAGGTTTGAGAGGGGCAGTCAGCAATGGCTGCCCTTCTTATTTTTACGGCCATGAAGATTTGCATTGTTTACAACGCCCATCCAACCGGGTGCAGTTACTACCGCCTCGAAATGCCGAACGCATACTTGGGCGACAACTACCCGGAGTTCGACTATGTGTGCGTGGAGAACATAACCACGATTAGCGACGAGGGGCTTCGTTCAATAGACCTGTTCCTGTTCAGCAGGCTTTGGTGTCAGGGAACCATGGAGCAAGTCGAAAATGTTTACAAAGCCCTGACCCAATATGGGGCGAAAGTCATCCTTGACTTGGACGACTACTGGGTCCTTGAGAGCGGCCACATCATGTACCGCCACTATCACCAAACCAAACTCGCAGAGGTCATCCGTAAGCACATCAAATTGGCTGACTGGGTAACTTGTACCACCGAGCATCTTGCTGCTCGTATACGGCCTCTAAATACGAATGTGAGCATTCTGCAGAACGAACCCTACGAAGCATATCAGCAGTTCATCCCCAACCCTGACGAAGAACCCGACAAACACCTCGTCAAGTTCGGTTGGTTCGGTGGTGCGCAGCATGGCGAGGACATGGAACTGCTCCGTGAGGGGATGCAGAAACTACGCTGGGACGCAAACCTTGACGGCAAGTACCGCCTCTATCTTGGAGGATGGAACGACAACAACCCTGTTTACGAGGGCTACGAAAAGATAATCAGCGACCAAGGGAATAATCCGAATTACGGACGCATTCAAGCAGCGGACATCTACTCCTACGTCGGGGGCTACAACTTCGTGAACGTAACCCTTGCACCATTGAGGGACACCAAGTTTAACAAACTCAAGTCCGAGTTGAAGGTGGTCGAGGCAGGGTGGATGAATAAGGCCATCATCGCATCCGAAACCATCCCCTACACCGATGTCATCCGACACGGAGAGAACGGGTTCTTGGTTCCTTACAACAAGCCGAAAGATTGGTACAAGTACATCAAGCAGTTGATCCTTGACCCCGACCTGCGGAAAGGCTTGGCTGACAACCTAACCCGTGACATAAAATCACGGTTCAATGTGGCCGAAACCGCCAAGAAGCGGGCCGAACTATACAGGCAGATTGGGCGCAAATTGTGAAATTCGGGAGCATCGCACATTTACAAGCAGATGCTTTACCTAAACCCTGACACGACCAACACGATAACGGTTACTTGGACCGAGCGAGCAAGCACGGGGGACCGCTACATCTTGCGACTTACGAGCATCGCCAAGAACACCACGACCGATTTCACCCTGCTGAAATCAGCCAACCTTTCCAACTATACCAACCGCTATGACCAATTTTCGATTGCCGTGGGGTCGCTTGAAACAGGCTCGTATAAGTATGAAGTTTACGATACCAATAGCACGGTTGCCGCTGCTTTGGCGGTCGTTGAAACGGGCTTGGCATTTATACAAACCGCAACGATAGGCTTCAATACCTACGCCAATACGATTACTTACAACACCT